GTCAACGACCACCGCCGCACGCTCGGGATATCCGAGTACGAACCGAGCGCGCCGCCGGTAACGACGGCCCACGCGGCCTTGCATCCGATCGACGAAAACACGTTCGGCGTTCCCGTGTTGGTCAAACTGGTCGGCGTGTCCGAATACGTCAGCGCGTTGTTGTCGGCCGTCAGCGTGGCGGTGGAAGAACCGATCGACGCGAACTCCGACGAACCACCGATGATCCCGCCGTTCTCGATGTCAACCTCGATCGTCGTGGACGTGACGATCACGCCGCCGCGGTACTCGCCGCTCGGGTTCTGCCCGTAGAAAACGTACGTGTTCCCCGGCCGCGCAAAGCCGAGCGGAGAGACGTTGTAATACTGGAACCGGCCCGTGAAGTCGCGCACGCCAGGGATCACGAACGTCCCGCCAGAACTGTCCGATGCCGCGCCGGAGACGTTCGCCGTTGACGGGTCGATCTGCCAGTTGCGAATCGTCGCCGCGGCGGACGTGCCGTTGAAACTCAAGAGCCCGCTCAAGCCTGATCGCCATGCCATGACTCGCTCCTATACCCGCACGCCGATCGCCGCGACGCGCACCGACGCCGCAACCGACGCGCTGAGATTCGTGATCTGAAGAATGCTGTTCGGAACACTCGTATCCCAACCGTCGGCCGTCGGGTTGACGAACACGACCGCGCCGCGCGGCGGCAGCGCGGTCTGGCAACCCGCGATAACGGAGAACGATCCGCCGATCTGCACCGACGCGCCGCCGACCTGCGAATCGTTGCGGACATAGAGACCTTTGACCGACAGGAACTCCGACGGAGGCGTCGCGTCCATCCAGTCGTTGAAGTCGATGTTCTTTGTGCCGGACGCGGCGATCGTGTACGCGCCGATGCACGACCAATCGGCCTGCGCATCGCCAACGCCGAAATAGAACTCGCACAGAGACTGCTCGTCAACGAGGTATGAAGCCGCGCCTTCACGCAGCACGGACGAAAAAGTCAGTACCAGCCGCGCGGTCAGTTGCACGCTCATACCGGCACCTCCCAGTCTGCGAGCGTGAACCGCACCTGCACGGTCGCGCGCATGATCCAGCCCGCGTGCCGCGCGCCGCCGTCGTCGTCGTTCCACGGACCTTCATCGATCGACGGGCACACAACATCGACCACGCGACCGGGCAGTTGCAGATTCGACCTCTTGGCCATCTGCACGGCTCGCAGGAGCCCCTCCTTGACGCGGTTGTGCCACTCCGACGTGCGCTTGTCGCCGCTGACTACCACCACGGAGTACGACTGCACCCACACCGTAGCGTCGCTCAAATGCGATTGGCGGGCGAGTCCGGCCGGCGCGAGCCGGAGTTCCGGCAGGTCCGACGTTGCGGCCGAATCGCGGACCGGTTCGATCAACGGCTGCGTGTAGTCCACCCAGTTGTTCTCGGCGACGGCGGCGGTCAGGCCGAACGACCGCCGCAGGGCCGCGTGCAGACCGCGCTCGATCGCGGTGAAGATGCCGTCGTTGCCGGAAATCGACATCTACACGCTCCTCCCGATTTCATCGACAATCTTCCGCGCAGCGAGCGCGGAATCCGAAGCCATGTTTCGGACCACGCCCGCGCTCGGCTGAACCAGAATCCTCCGCTGCGGCAGTTTTTCCGCTCCCTTATCGTGCCATCTGGCGATCTGGCCGAGCGTGACGCCCTTGCCCGTCGCGCCGCCCTCGATCCCAAACGTGACCGTGCCAGGCCCGCGGCGTGTCAGGTTGCCGCGCGCGCCGATCGTCAACGCGCCGAACAACGACCCTGTGTCACGCAGAATCGCGTACGCCGCAGGACTCGCCACAAGCATCCCGCGCCGCGTGTCACGCGCGACAAACAAACGGCGCGACCACTGACCACGATCATTCGTAAACACGGAGCCGCGCTTGCCGCGCCGACGCCGCTGCACCGTTGACAGGGCGAGCGGGGCCCAGTCGCCGCCGCCGCGGCTGTACTGGTTGAATCGCCTGCGCACGAACGCCGAGTATCGATCGGCCCATTGCGTGAACATATCCTCGATCGCGGGATGGCTCGGGACGCGAACGATCGACGAAAAATCGCCCTCGACCTTGAGCAGCGGTCTGACGTTGACCTCGACGCTCACCATTGCGGCACCGCCACCGGCCGCGTCGGCCGACGCTCGTTGTCCTCAAGACCGAGTTCGCGCGTGCCAGCGAGGTGCAGATCCATCTCACGCAGCGCGGCCTGCTCCATGCCGACATACCTGTTCGCCTCCGCCGTGTCCGAACCGGCCGCCACGCCGCGCGAACGGTACAGCCACACACCAGCCAGAGTCGCCGACCAGTTCACCACAGCGCGCGGGACCGGCGACATCGGCAGCGAATAGCGGAAGCCGCGGAAACGGTCGTCGATCACCGAATCTGCGTACGCGATCGCGCGCGCGATCCGCGCCGTGTCCGCCGCGGGCACGCCCGTTGACGCGCGGCTCGCCGATTCGTTGAGTTGCGACCACACCGCAACGTTCGTCACGCCGAAGACGTCTTCGATGTCGGTCTGAGTCGAGTACGCCATCGGTCGCTCCTGAAAACAGGCCACGGCCCGTCAACGAGCCGGGGCCTGCGCAAGAAAAGGGAGGTGCATCTCGCTGTCAAGCCGGATCAGGGCACAACGTCCGCGATGAACACGACCTCGGGGATGTGAATCGCGGGCACGAAGTTGTCGCCGAAGATCATCGTCGCGCCGTAGGGGTTCATGGTCTGGTACGCGTAAGCAAACATGCCGTTGGCGATGATCGGGTTGATGTCGTTGAGGTCAGAGTACGCGGCGAACTCGCGGGGAAGAGCCTGCACGCCCTCCTGCAACTCGTACCACGAGGAATCCACGGCCGGGAACAGCGTGAGCGTGTCGTCGGCGAACGGCGTGACCGTCGTGCCGCTCGCGTTGTCGTAAAAGCCGAAGTAGCCGGGCCACCAGTTGCGAATGCCGGCGAACCCGTTAGGAATCACGCCCTGCGCGAACGCGGACATGTACACCGGGTTGTTGCGGATCATTGCCTGCGCCTGCGTGTTGTTGTAGATGTAGTTGAAAATGGTTGCGCTGTAGATCGCATTCTCAATCGGACCGGTGCGGCCCTTGCTGTTGACAAGGGCCTGCTTCTGAATGTTCATCAGGTTGGTCACGATCGGCGTTGACGCGTTCGCCCACGAGGCCGTGATCAGGCCGTTCAACTGGTTGCGGTTGTTGGCCGGAATGCCAGGATCGATCGTGATCACCGCGCCCGACGAGGACGAGAGCGGGTTCCCGTCCGCGTCGTACCAGGCCGCGCCGAGCCCGAAGATCGACGTGATGCACTGCGTGCGAAGGTTCATGCTCACCTTCGTCGCTTCGTTCACCTGCCGCGCGACCTCGGCCCTGGCGAACGTCTGCATCGCACCGTTCGACGGGTTGACGAGGTTCATCAACGTATCGGCCTTGATGTCGAACGAGTTGCTCGAATGCAACAACACGTTCGGACGCCGGTTCATGCCCGACAGCTTGTACGGCCGCGCCGCCGAGCCGCGGTGCGCCGCCCGCGCCGTCGCGTTCGTGCCCTGACCGACCAGCACGTACCCCGTGTTGGAGCCGACCGGCGTGCCGCGGAGCAGTTCAGGCGGCATGTGCCGCGTCGGCAGCGCGGCGGCCGCCGTTCCGGTTGCGCCGAGCAACACCTCGGTGCCGAGTACCTCTTGAATCGTGGTTGATGGCATGGTCTGCTACTCCGTGTGTGCGCCTCAGAACGGCGAGGTGAACGTGAACCCGTACCCGCCGACACCGCTGTTGAGCAGGCCCTTGAGGTACGCGACCGTCGATGAATCGGCGGGCCAGTCGATGATCTTGCTCGGGTCCACCGCGCCGCCGATCAGCGGCCGTGCGAGCGGAACATTGATGTTGTTCCCGTTCTCGTCGGTGACCTTGGTGTAGTCATCATCGTCGATCAGGCAGAACGAACCGGCGGTGCGGCCACCGGCGGGAATCGCGATCAACGAATCCGTGACCTTGTTGAGGTTCAGGTCACCGCACGTAATCGTCGTCGCCGACGCGACGCCGGTGACCGTGATCGCGGTTTCGGCGACCGTGCCTCCGGCCGTCGGAGGACCGATGAACGCCAGCGACAGCGAGCCGCCGGTCACGGCGATCAAACGACCGATTTCCGTGGCGGTCGCCGCACTCACCGTGATCACGGTGTCGTTGTCCGTGTAGGCGGCGGTGCTCTTGCCGATGATGAACGGACGATAGAGGCCGCCGCTGGCCTCCTTGACCATGATCTTGCCCGGCTGCAGCACGTCGGTATAGCCGGTGTTCGTCGCGTCGCGCGACACCGAGCCCTTCACCGTGACACCGCCGTCGAGGTAGTAGGGAGGCTGGTTGCCGCGCCTGATCTTCCGCGGACCCCAGACCACGTTTCCGCTCGGGTAACCAGGCAGACCTGTGATTGAGTACGACATTGTGCTTTCTCCTGTGGTTCATGCCTGAGCCTTGATCCCGATGGTGGCCATGAGGTCGCGCCCGGCCTTGACCGGGTCGAAGTTGTCAGGCGTCGCGCGCGACAACGCGACGCCCTGAACACCGGCGCGGCCGCCGAGTTTCGCGGTCTCGTTCAAGCGCAGCGCGTCCAGCACGCCGTTGAAGATTCCGTCGCCGGTCTGGTCGAGCGAGAGTTTCAGACCGGAGTTGTCCGCGCCGACGAACACGTCGATCAGTTTGTCCTTGACCGCCGCGCTGATGCGCCCGTCGCGCACCAACTGGTCGAGTTCGAGGCGGCGGTTCTTCGCCGCCAGCGACAGCAGCATCGGGTCCGGCTCCGGCTTGGGCTTGGCGAGCGACGCCTTGATCCTGACCAGTTCGGACTTCAGCGAGGCCGCGTCGGCGGACGCGGTCTTGCTCATGTTCTTCATCGCCTCGATCGCCTTGACGATCGCGTCAACAAGGGCCGCTTCGTCCAGCGATTCGACGCCCTCGACCCCGAGCATCGCCGCGATCTTCGTGAGACTTTCCATGCTGTTCTCCGTGTTTGCAAGGCTGAGCACCAGCGCGCGCGACGCCGCGCCGCGCGACGCCGCAAGCGGGACAAAGCCGTTCTGATCGGGCACGACAGGCTCGTTCGTCAGCGCAACGTGCGTGATCACGTGCGAATAGACGTTGCCCATGCCGTCCGCGTAGTTTGTGTCAGTACCGATGCTGACCTTCGAGCGCGCGGCCGTGGCGATGCCGTCTTCGCCGATCATCTCGATCACGCCGTACAGCGTGTCGCCCTCGCGGAACAGTTCACGCAGATACCCGCGGTTCGCCGTCGCCGATTTCGTGTGCCCGTCGGGAACCGGCACGTCGTTCCCGGCCTCGATGAACGCCGTGGTGTTCTTCACCAGTTCGTCGATATCCGCGACCGACAACAACACTTCGCGCCCCTGCGCGACGTACCTTCCGGCCCGGATGAGGTCCTTCACGTACTTCCGACGCGGCGTTTCATCGGCCACGATGCGGGCCGCGACGGCGCGGGCCGGTTCGCCAGCAAACTGCCACGCGAGCGGCGAGCGCGCATGAGAAACCCCGCCGCGCGCACCCGTGGAGCACGGCGGGGTGTTGGGGGTTGTGAGCCCCGGCAAGGTTGTGGCAGTCCGCTTCACGCGGTCGGTCCCTTCCCTTGCCGGGGACCACTGCCAACATCGGAAGTATACCACCGCAGGCTACGTCAAGTAGCCAAAGGTACAAAATGTGAATCAGGCGAACGACGCGACCAGCGGAACGTTGGCGAACAGATCGCCGAAGTTCGCCTGAAAGCCCTCTTGCGGCAGCGGCAGAACCGGCACCGCCGTCGCCGCCGCCTCGTCGTCGCCGAAAAAAATCTCGATGATCTGCGAGCGGCAGTTCCAGTGATTCGGGGGCGCGTAGCGCGACCAGAAGACATCGCCCTTCGGCCGTCTCACCCCGTCCGCATCGGCGCACAGTTCCGTCGTGCGATCGTCAAGCGTCGCGGCGTACTCGTAGCCCCAAAGAATCTCCTGGGTCGCCGGGTTCTGGTTCGCCTGCCACCGCGCCGCCGCGTAGGACTCCTGCAGAGACGTGCGGTACAGCGTCTCGGCGAGGTACGGGTTCGTCGTCGTCACACCGGCCGCGTCCATCGCGTCGCGGATCAGCGACGCGCCGGACCGCACGCTCAAGCCGGATTGAACCGCATTGGCCGCCGCATCGGCCACCTTCGATCTGAACATCTGCCCGGCGTCCACCACGCGCGACGTAGCCTGCTGCGAGAAATACTCGGCCAGTTGCCGCACCGCTGACTCGGACAGTCCGAGACGATCGCCGAAGTCGTCCATCGCAGACCCGATCGTCTGCGCCATGTTGAGGCCCCGCTCGGCTCGCCGCGCCGTCGCGCGGGCGCGCAGCCTCCCCTGCAGGTACGCCGCCGCCATCGCGTCGGCGAGCACCGCAGACGTGCGGCGAATCCAGCCGTCGAGCGGGGCGTACAGGTCGCCGCCGCGCAGCCACGCGCGGAGAACCTCGGCGCGCAGCCGCGCGGCAGCGGCGTTGCCCGAGCGGATACCGGCGCGCTCGATCCTGCGAATCTCGGCGTCCATCAGCCGCGCGGCGCGCGCGGCGGTCTCGCTGGCCATCGTCAATGCTCCGCGAGTTTCACCTTCGTCGCCCCGCCCTCCTCGGCGACGACCGCGTACATCGCCTGCGCGATCGAGTGCCACAGGCCCTGCGTCGTCTGGTCCAGTTCGGAGAACCGCGGAAACTTCAACGGAGACGCCGTGCTGTACTCGGCTCCGACCGCGTAGCCCTCGACCGCCATGCGCCAGATCAGTTCGCGGCTCGGCGGAGGGATCATCGCACGGTTGTGATCGATTCTGTACGCCATCACACGATCCCGAGTTGTCGGAAGGCGCGAATCTCACGCGCCAGCGCGGCCATGCCCGGCGTCGGCGCGGTCTGCGGCTGCTGCTGCCGCGCACGGTCCACGTCCACCACCTCGGCGGACTTCGGAATGTTCGCCGCGTCGAGCATCGCGTCAAAGTCCGCGACCGCGAACAACAGGTCGGGGTTGGCCGTGAGCACCGCGCTGAGCAGACCGCGAAGAAACTCGCGGTCGTCGTCACGGATCGGCGCGGGCACGATGTACACGCTCCCGCGCGCGTCCGGCCCGAAGTTCAGAGCCAGCAACGGGTCAACAAACAGGCGGTTGATGCGGTCGATAACCCACTCCAGCCGGTCGATCGCCATCGTCAACGCAAGATCAGCGTGCGAACCGGCGTCGGCGCGCGTGCCGCTCTGACCCTCAAGGATTGCACGCTCCGGCTGCAGCATACCGCGAACGATCAGTTTCTCGTAGTGCCGCATCGCCTCGATAATCTCGTTGCCGACCCCGCTCCGCGTCTCAAGGAACGACACGCGCCACGCCGCCAACTGGTCAACATTCGCGCCGCGCACCAGCAGGTCCTCGTAGCCCTTGCTGATCATGTTCGGGATCGTCACACCGGCCCCGCTCGCCAGCGCGCGGAGCAGCAACGCCGCGCCCTCGCTGTTGTCCGCCGTGGACCCGCTCTCGAAGTCCACGCTCGTGCCCATCGGGTAGTGCACGATCGGGATCACGCCCGCGCCCTTGGTCATGTACTGCGCGAGTTTGCGGCTCGCGTCCACCCACGGCCACCACGCGGAAACGCGGATGTTCTCGTAGATCGAACGGCCGTACGGATCGTCGCCCTCGCCGTCGTAGGTCACGACCGCGGCCTCGGCCAGCGAAAGCGTCACGCCGTCGTTGCGCACGCCGAGCAGTTGGCCGGTGCGCTCGTCAACGACCGCTTCGGTCTTGTCGGGCAACAACGCCTTGATCCGCGCGTAGCCGATCCGGCCGTTCGCGAAGTTGTACACGCGCTCGAACGGCTGCCAGCCGTACTCGATCGAACGGAGCACGTCGTCGAGCAGCCGCTGCCTGAGTTTGCTCATCTGGTCCTGCACGAACTTCACGCGCTCGTCCGGCACGCCGTCCATCGCCTCGTACGACCACGCCGACGCCTTGATCGGCGCGAACATCGCGGCGCGCGCGACGGCGACGGTCGGGTTGCACCGCATCGATCGGTATGTCTGGTAGTTGCCGGACGGCGCGCTGCTGATCCCGTGCACGTTCGCGTGCGCGGCGGAAACGCCGCGCGCGATGCTGCCGATTGAAGATACGACGGAAAGCGTTCCGTTCTGAACCTGTGCGCGTGTTCGCGTTCCGATGCGCTTGGCCATGCCTACACCCCTCGCGTCGTTGCGAACAGCCGCCGCGCGTCCACGCGGACCGGCCGCGCAGGTTGCGGTGTTCCGACCGGGCGCAGGTAGTGTACCCAGTACCCCAGCGCGTCACCCGCGTGCCCGATCACGCTGTCAGACTTGTCGAGCCTGCCGTCCCTGTCCGTGCGCTGCTCCATCATGTCCGCGATCAGTCGTTCGCATCGGATGTGAATCAACAGGCGGCGCGTGCCGCCCGCGTCCCGCAGAACGTCGTTTACGGCGTTCACACGCTCGACGTGGCGCGGGTTCGACGCCGGTGTCCGCACGCGCGGCCGTATGCCGGTCGCGGCCTCGAACCGATCACGGATCACGATGAACTCGGAAACGCCGGACTGCATGGACGCGGTGCCGCCGCTCGCGTCGCCGAACAACTGCACCTCGGGCCTGCGGCCGCGCCAGTCAAGAGCGGAAAACCACTCGGCCATCTCGGCCGCAAGATCGATCGTCGTCCTGCTCTCCGTCAGTTCGTCGATCACGGTGAAACAATCCGCCGCGTGGTCGTACTGACACGCCAGCGCGTGCATGTGCGGCGTGCGGTTGAAGTCCACGGCGAAACACAGCGGCAGATCGAACCTGAACCCGACCGAGGCCGACACGTTCGCGGTGTTGAACTGGTGGTACGCCGCGCCAGCGCCGACGTGCAGCGGGTTCTGCTGGTGCATCGATTCCCAGATCGCGCGGTTGCGCGTCGAGCGCATCATGCGCTCCAGTTTGTGTTTCGGGAACCGCTCCGGACAGATCGCCTCGCCCGGCGCGCGGCCGAGCGGGTCGTTCTCGACCGCCAGCGACGGGAGCGATACGTGCTCCCACTCTCCGCCGCCCCTGAGCAGATAGTCCGTCAGGTCGTTGGGGTGCATCCGGTGATGCAGCACAATCACCGATGCGCCCGGCTCAAGGCGCGTCGAAACCACAGCCTCGAACCACTCCTCGACCTCGCGTCGATACGTCGGACTCCACGCGCGCGCCCAGTTCGGGTACGGATCGTCGATCACAAACAGGTGCGCTCCGTACCCCATGATCGCCTTGCCGACGCCCGCGCATTTCATCCCGCCGCCGGAGACGGTTGACCATTCGTCCTTGGCGGTGTTGTCGTCGCTCACCTTTGTAGTGCACGCTACATTCGTCTGGAGTTCGTCGCGCACGTACCGACCGTACCGCTTGGCCAGCGAGTCCGTATGCGTGCCGAGGATCACGTGGCGATCAGGAAACAGGTTGAGATACCACACCGGCAGCCACTTGCTGATGAGCAGAGACTTGCCCGTGCGCGGCCCCATGTTCACGATCAACCGCGAGCCGGGCGTCAACGCCGCGCGCGTCAGCGCGTGACCAACGTACACAAGATGTCGGTACGCGAGCCATCGACCGCCGCTGGCCCACTCGGCGAACGCGTGCACAGAACGAAGCGGACTGACCGCCCACGCCGCGAGTTCATCCGGGCTCGGCGGCATCGCGCGACCTCACGGACTCGGACAGCCGCACGAACTCGGCGTACGCGCGCGGATCGGACGCGACGCGCTGCAACGCCTCAACATTCACCGTTGCGGCGTTGATGGTGACGCCCGACGACCGACCGTCGCCGGATTCGATCTGCGCCTCCCTGTGCTCGTCGGCCTGGTTCATCGTCTCCATCGCAAACTCGGTCTTGACCGCGCTGGTGATCACGTTCGCCGCGTCGAGGCGCGTCTCCCACCTGCCGCCGTCGCCGACCGGGTAGAACTCGCCGCCCTTCTCCATCGTTTTGCGCGCCGCGTCGCGGACCATCGCAAGATCGTCGAGCCAACCCTGCTTGCGCTCCTCGTCGATGCCCTTCACGCGCTTGGGCCAGCGTCGGCAGGCGTTGCGGATCGTCGCGCGATCCTTCTCGCTGGTCACGTCGATCGCCGAGTCGTGCTTGCGGCGTTCAACCCCTCCCGGCGCAATGTTCTCGTTGTTTTCCATTTCACGCACCCCTTGTGGTGATGGTACGCTGCAGCCCTGTTAGCGGGATGAGCAGCACGAACAGGCCGACCGCCAGCGCGGCCGCGTCGCGCCAGTGCAGCAGCGCGACGGCGTGATGCGCGGCGACCGCGGCACAGGCCCACGCGGCGAACCAGACGGCCGTACGAATGATGAGCAGGCACGTTTTCATGCGTGGTTCCCGTCAAGCCGTGAGTGTGTACACGGCGTTCGCGCTCGCGGCGGTGCCGATGTCGAACTCAAGCACGAAACCATGAATGTTCGGACCGAAGTTGGGAATGATCAGCGTGGCTGGCGCGTCGCTGGCCGGTGAGTAGGCTGCCGATTCGCCGAGCGCGTAGACGGCTTCGTTGACTGTTCCGAGCGCGGTTGTCGCCCAGTCGGCGATGGTGTCTGCCACGAACGACGTGGCGGGCACAACATCGCCGGTCGCGCCGTTGATATTTCCAAGTGTGATCACGCCTGTTGCGCCGTACTGGTTGAGGTCGATGGCCGAAGGCAAGTTGATCACTGTCGGTGATCCTTCACCCGACGAATCGGCGAACGTCGCTGTCCAGACCTTGACGGCGGTGATGGTTTCGTTGTTGGCGTCTGTTCCGATGAACTGGATCGCCGCGCCGCGCGCGCCGTTGAGCGGGACGATGCGGTGCACGGTGGAAGTGCCGACGTAGAGGCGTCCGTTGGAGTTGGTCACGGTTTTTCGTCCGGCCGTGAGCGTGAACGAGTCCTGCGTGCTGTCGGTCGGCAGGTAGAGCGATTGCGGGAACAGCGGGTAGAGGCGGATGCTCATGAGTATCTCCTGTGTGATGCTATGGGAGCACGATGCCGAGCGGAAGTCCCTTGATCACAGGTCCGGCGAGCGGTCCGCTTCCTCCACTGCCTCCGTTGATGTACGAGACGCGGATGCCGACCGCGTCCACGGAGAACGTGGCCGGGACCGAGCCGGATTGTGCGACGATGAGGCCGCCGGTCAGCCCGGCCTCGATCGCGTCTTTGGCTTCGGACCTGATCCCGATCGCCGTCTGCGCGTAGGTGGTGAGCGTCGCCGTCGGCTCGATCGGAGGGAACCCGATGGCGAGCGAGCCAAACCCACCGCTGATGCTCATCACGTCGAGCGCGGAGGGGTCGCTAATCGACGCGCGGAGGAGGACTTCGATGTTGGTGATGACTCCGCCGATCGGCGTAGCCGGGTAATCGAGAACGAGTCCGGACGAGAGTTGGTCGGCGTCGAGCGCGACGGTGGTGACCGATCCGTTCGGCGCGCCGGTCGCGTTGGAGGGCGTGCTCCATTCGGCGTCGCCGGTGCCTTTTGATGATGCGAATGATGCCCAGATGGTGAGTTGCGGCATGGTTTACTCCGGGTACCGTTGCTGGGCGGTGATGCACATGGCGATACGGATATTCTTTGCGGCGTTTGCGAGCGTTTCGATCGCGATGCCCCACGCGAGCGGTGTGGATTGGTTGACGTGTTCGCACGGCGCAACGGCGACGATGGCGCGGTTCACGACGAAGACCGCCTGTGTGCGGTCGCGGATGTCGATGTGGAGTTCGTACGTCGTGTCGGCCGTCCACGGCACGCCGGTATCGTGGATGGTTTGGGTTGTTCCGTCGCTGACAACGGCTTTCCACGTGGTATCGGACGACATGGACGATGCGCGGAAGATGACGGCGAGCGCACCGGCTTTGGACAGGTTGTCTGTTCCGAAACTGAACGGAGTGAGAGACGCGAAACCGGCCCAGTTGATCTGGTCCGTGACATTTGCGCCGGTCTGTATCACCGCGTGGTACTGGAGC